CCGTACCTTGGTCTGTCCACTTTAAGCCCAGCACCATCTGGGAAAGAGGGAGGAACCTGAAAAATGACATCACCGTAGAGTTTAATCTCAGACAGTAAGTATTCCCAAGTCGCCGGTATTTCCACCGGATCCCACTTCCTTGCGAGTCCATTGAGCGTCTTGTAAAGAAGCTCCATGTAACAACGCCTGGACAACATTTGATATCCACCCTCCGGACTGAAAGGACGGACATCAACGCCGCGGAAATAATCCGAACCGCAGCTTTCCCTGAAGGACGTATGAACATATGTTTTCTCCATGTTAAGTTGTAAGTGCAGTTTTGGAAAACAGCACATTACATATTTATGGAGCCATGATGGGTAGATTAAATCATCCCCATACACGGATACATACGTTTTACGACCTAGCAAATTTCCCATAGCTTTTAACAAGCTATAGAAAACCAGAGTTTGCAGAGGAAAGGTATGGCCATCACCCATAGTAGCAACAGAATATATCTGTTGTCTCACACCATCCATAGAAATGAATGGTGTTCGGCCGTGCATTACTGCACGATACCAAGGTAAAGGTAATACTTTCCGCAACAGCTCGCTCGTAAGAGAATCACTCGCTGCAGATAAATCTGCAGTGGCTAGCCTCCTCGTAACACTGTTACTCTTGGCTAACTTACCATGCAAATGTTGCAAGGAAGTTATGTCAAGACCTGCGTGTAAAAGCTTCTCCTGAAGGAGACGACCCAAGCCGTATGTGTAAAAACTACCCAATAGGGTATTCGGCTTAATGGATCGCAAGCTTTTCCAACTCTTAGGGACAAAAGACATTTTGAGGGTATCACATATCTGGTACGCTGGCATCCCTGTTGGGCTGCACTGCCGTACCACATCCGACAGAATTGGGTCGGAAGCCATGGCATCTTCAAACCATGAAATATGTTCCTTTGAACCTGTGAGCGGACCTTCCAGCTTCAAGTCTAAATACGACTTTGCCAGAGGGTGCCCATAACAGGCCCTTTTACCGAAACGGCATCCTATCATGTGTTCTTCCTTGGAATAATCCCCAAGGATCCGTTTTGCTACGGATCGCGCCTCCTGCAACAGACGAAATGAAATCTCGTCGTCACGCAGAGGACTGGCAATTCGTTCTTGAGTGGCAAGGAATTTCTCCTTAGCCTGAACAAGAAGCTCTTTGTCAGTGAACACATCATGTTGGAACCGGTACCGCTTTAAGAGTCCTCCGACCTGCAGCTGTGCCTTAAGAAAATATGGCGTGCTGTTTTCCCATACAGGGAATTCCCAGGTACGGACTTTGCTAATGCCACCGCTGATCAAGTCAGATCGGTATTTTGGGGC